GGCCCGTGGTATCTGCCCGTCACGGGCGGATGGCTGCCGGCGCAAGCCGACATGTGGAATTGGTGGCAATGCGGCTATCTGCCATTGCCGGGGCCCGCACAGACCGCGATCGTCGAAGCCTGCGTTTCGGCGTATGCGCAGACGATCGCGATGTGCCCCGGCGATCATTGGCGAACCAACGCGCGCGGCGGGCGAGAGCGTTGCAAAACGAGCTCGCTCTCGCGCGTCCTGCGCTGCCCGAATAACTACCAGACGATCAGCGATTTCCTTTTGAATCTCGTGCGCGGGCTATACCTCGAGGGAAACGCCTATGCGCTCGCGCTGCGCAACGATCGATTCGAGATCGACGAATTGCATCTGATGAATCCGCGTTGGTCGCGGCCATACATCGCCGGCGAGGATGGCGAGCTCTTTTACACGCTCGGCGGCAATCAAATCGTTTCGCACATGCTGCGCGAGCAACCGCTCTTGGTGCCGAAGCGCGATGTCCTGCACGTTCGATTGAATTGCGACATGCGCCAGCCGTGGCCGGTGCTCGGCGAGTCGCCGATTGTCGCCGCCGCGAAAGAAGTGATCGCCGACGATGCGATCCTGCAGCAGCAAACCGCGTTCTACATGAACCAGGCGCGGCCGGCCGCCGTCCTATCGACCGATCTCGTGCTCGACAAGGATCAGGTGCAAGCATTGCGCGATCGATGGAACGAGCAATCGCGCGGCATTAACGCCGGCAATACGCCGATCCTGACGGCCGGCCTGAAGGTGCAGCCGTGGGGATTGAATGCCAAGGATGCCGATCTGGCCGCGATCCTGAAATTGACCGAGGAGCACGTCGCGCTCGTCTACCGGATCCCGATGCAAATCCTCGGCATCGGCGAAAAGCAGCCGTTCGGCTCGACCGAGCTCTTGATGCAATCATGGATCTCGTCGGGCCTCGGCTTCGCGCTCAACCATATCGAGGAATCGTTCGGACAATTATTCGGCCTCAAGGGGCAGCCTGACGAATACGTCGAATTCAGCACGCAAGCGCTTCTGCGCTCGGCACAGAAAGATCGCATCGATGCGCTCGCGCGCGGCGTTCAAGGCGGCATCTATGCGCCGAACGAGGCTCGCCAAGAGGAAGGCTTAGAGCGCGTACCGTTCGGCGACGAGCCGCGCGTGCAGCAACAGGTCGTTCCCTTGTCGGCCGCCGGCGCCATTCCCGCGGCGCCCGGTCCCGGATCTCCGCCGCCCGCCGCGTCGCAGCCTGCGCCAAAATTGCCGAAGGATCCCGAGGATGTTAAACGGGAAGCACGCCGAGTCATCGACATCGCCAACCGCATCGGGCGACGATTTAATTGATGTCTGGCGCGAAGCGCTCGGCGAGGTACTTGCGACCGAGCGCGCCAATTGGCAGCGCGAGCGCGCGCTCATCGAGGCGCAGGCGCAAGCGACCATCGCCGAATTGCGCGCCGAGCTCGCCGAGCAACGCGCAACCTTTTCGCTGTTGCGCTCGGAATTGACGGAGCTCGGCCGCGAAGTCCGCAAGGCAATCACCGATCGGCTCGCCTCATTGAAGGATGGCGAGCGCGGATCAGAGGGGCCGACGGGGCCCGCCGGCGCCATGGGAGAACAGGGCCCGGCCGGGCCCGCCGGCGGACAAGGGCCCGCCGGCGAGCGCGGGCCCGCCGGCCCCCCTGGCCAGGCGATATTAGGCGAGCGCGGCGAACAAGGGCCGGCCGGCGATCCCGGCGCGAAAGGCGATAAAGGCGATCCCGGCCCCCGTGGCGAGCGCGGCTTTGCTGGCGAGTCCGGCATGTTGCCTGCGGTCAAGATCTGGCAGCCAGATGCGGTTTGCTATGCCGGCGATGTCGTCGCCTTCGACGGCGCAACCTGGCAGGCCACCAAAGACACCGGCCACGCGCCAGGCTCGCGTGACTGGATCTGCCTCGCAACGGCTGGCCGCGACGGCCGCTCGCCATTGATCCGAGGCACCTATCGAGCAGCCGAGACCTATTGCGCGCTCGATGTCGTCGCGCTCAACGGCTGCTCGTTCGTTGCGCGGCATGACAATCCCGGCATCTGTCCCGGCGACGGCTGGCAAGCGCTGACGTTGCCGGGCAAGCGCGGCGAACGCGGCGAACGCGGCGAACGCGGGCCGAAGGGAGACGCCGGCGAGCCCGGCGCGCGCGGCATCGACGGCGCCGGCCTCATCGAGTGGCAGATTGATCGCGCGGCTTACGCAATCAAAGCGCTGATGTCCGATGGCCGCGAGCTCCATCTGTCGCTGCGCGAATTGTTCGAGCAATTCCACATCGAGACCCGTTGATGGCCGATCGCACGATTCATGTCCTGACGCCGGCAACCTCGAGCGAATTCCTGACGCTTGATGAGGCAAAGACGTTGCTCGGCATCACGGCGACATCGCCGACGACCGACGCGCAATTGCAGATGTTCATCGATATCAACTCGGCCTCGGTCATGCGGCTTTGCAATCGGATCTTTGCCAAAGAGACCGTTGCCGAGACCTGGCGCGACATCGGCGATAGAAGACTCTTTCTTTCCCATTGGCCGGTCGCGCTCGCCGATATCACATCGGTCACAGAAACCGATGACGCGATTGCTCTCGATCCCGCCGATTACGAGCTCGAGGAAGACTCGGGCAAGTTGACGCGGTTGCATGCGAGCGCATGGCAAGAGCCGGTCACGGTCACCTATACCGGCGGCTATGATTTGCCCGACGAGGCGCCGCTGCCGTTGAAGCAAGCGACCGTCTTGATGGTGCGCGATTTCAAATTCGCGATGTCGGTCGAAGCCGTCTCGGGAATCCGCTCGATCCAATACCGCGATCGGAAAGTCGATTTCGTGGATCCGATCCGGTTATTGACGGCGCGGCTCGGCGGCGGCACCGGAGTCAATCCGGCGGTCGATGCGCTGTTGTCGCATTATACGCGGCTTGAAGTCTGATGGATGTCGATACACGAGATCTGCAACGGCTCGAGCGCGACCTAGAGAAAAAAGCCGAAGCGCTCGAGCACGCGATTCCCGATCTCATCATCGAGGGGATCAAGGAAGCGCGGCAAGAATTGAAGCCGGTATGGACGTCGGCAATCGGCATTCTGCCGACGACGCCATTCCCGACCGCGCGCATTCTGGCGCGCAAAGGCGGCTCGCGATTGGTCAGCGTGCGCCCGGCCTCGACGAGCACAACGCCGCAGCGGCGCAAGGCCGGCGCATCAGGATCGACGCGGCGCCCATCGACGAGCGGCAGCGTCGGCGGCCGCGAGCGCATAGCGCCCGATGCCGCCGCGGCCGTCGTCGTCGCTGCCATCCGCAAGCGGCTGGCCTCGGCCTTTCAGGTTGTCGTGACTCATGGCTCTTAATTTCTCGACGCTCGTCTATCTGCCGACCTTTGACCTGTACGCGCGGCCGATCACCGTCAACCCGGTCGGCAGCCAGCCGGGACAACCGCCCTATAGCATACGGACCGACGATCCCGGCTCGCCGTCGCGCGGGATTTACAACACGATCGCGAGCGACGTCATCGGCGAGGATGGAATGATCTTTACCGATCACCGTACCGAGCTCGACGTGCGCGACGTCGAATATTCCGTCGTGCCCGACCAATTCGACATCATCACGATCGGCCCCGATGGCGAGCTCCCGGATCTCGGCGACTGGGAAGTTAAGGCGAGCCACCATGACGCCGAAGGCTGCACAACGCTGACCCTGATGCGAGTCGTGCCATGAACGATCAACCGCGCATCGCGCCGAGAAATGTCGACGCCGCGAACAACACCTATGCGCTGCTCATCCGCAACAACATCCTGGCCTGGCTGCAGCAGCAATCCTACTTCGCAAACTTCAAAACATTTAGGACAACGCGCAAGATGCCGGCAAAGGTCGCCGATCTCCCATATCTCGGCGTCTACATAGTGAACGAAGCCGGCGGGCCCGACGGCGACATCAATCATTGGGCGCCCCATTGCACGGTCAATGTTCGCATCGGTTTCTCGGTCTGGATCGCCAACAATGACGAGGTAGCAACCGAGAATCAACTTGATGGCGCCTTCCGGGCGATCATGCGCGCGATTCTCGAATATCCCGTTATTTACAATAACGCCAATTCCCGAGTCGAAGGCTTCGCGAGTTATACGCGCTCGCACTATTACGGGAACACGCAACTCGACAACGAGTCGTCGGTCGCCGAGATGCGCGCCGAGCTCGTCTGCCGATATCGCGAGTACTACGGTTATGTTGCGGTCGATGATTTCAAGACGATGAATTTTAAGACGGCCTGGCCGTCGCCGAGCGAATCCGATGGCGTGCAGCAAATCGAGGCAATTTGGGATCTCCCGCAATAAGGAGCGAAGGCAATGCGCGTGATAGCGAAAAACGAGGATGTGCGCCGGCTCATCAAGCATCCGACGACCGGCATCAAGTTTAGAAGCGACATCGGCGCCTCGGTCGAATGGCCGAACGATGCGTTCACGCGGCGCCGGCTGCGCGATGGCGACATCGAGATCGCCAAGGATGACCAGCGCGCAAAGCCCAAGCATCGCGGCGAGCGCGCCGAGCCGTCTGGCAAATAACCGCCGAAGATTGAGGAGGAGTCATCATGCCGATCAGTTTTGCAAACATTCCGGCGGTAATGAAACAACCGCTATATTGGGTCGAAGTCGACCCGAGCATGGCCGGCCTGCCTGTGCCCGCGTATCGAGCTCTCATCGTCGGCACGATGATGACCGCTGGCTCGGCGACGCCGGATGTGCCGATCCCGATCGGCCGTCAGATGGACGCCGATGCCGCGTTCGGACAAGGATCGGAGCTCTCGCGCGCGTTCTCGGCATTCTTTGCCAACAATTTCGGTACGGAAGTCTGGGCCGCGCCTGTGGCCGAGCCGACCGGCGGCACCGCGGCGAGCGCAACGATCACGGTTGCCACGCCGCCGACCGAGGCCGGCACTATCGACCTTTACATCGGCGGGAAGCATGTCCCGATCAACGTCTCGGCGACTGATACCGCCGACGATGTTGCCATGGCGATGAGCGACGCGATCAACGCCGATGCGAACATGCCCGTCACGTCGACGGTCGCGACCGATGTCGTGACAATCACTTGCAAATGGAAAGGCGCCAACGGAAACGACATCACGTTGATGGATACCTACTTCGGATTGATCGGGAGTCAGATGCTTCCGGTCGGCCTGACGTTGACCTATTCCTCGCCGCAACTCGCCGGCGGCGCCGGGATCCCGGTATTCGACAACGTGATCGCCAATCTCGGCGATAATCCGTACGAATATGTTTCGCTGCCCTATACCGACTCCACATCGCTGATGGCGTGGGAGACCGAATATAACTTC